AATAAGAAGATCCCAGTCACGATCAGAACTGATAAGCCAAGCTTGATTAAAGCCATAGTCATGTAAACGCGAGCAAATATACGCTGCAATGTCATCGGCCTCTACTCCTTTGTACCTAAAGACCTTAATGTCTTTGTGTTCGTCTAAAACTTCTAGAGTACGTTCGTACTCATTGAAGAACTGACGAGATTGTTCTTTCTCTTCTGGAGTTTGCTTTTCTACAAGCTCCTTACGATTCGCCTTATACTCGGGATAGATTTCCTTGCGATAAGTGGAGCCACCCCAATCTGCGGCGGCAATAATGGTCCCAGCATCATAAGATGCAGCCAATGATAGTACAGTGCTAAGGAAGTCATTAGCAAACTTAGCCGAACCCATATGCTTCCAGCGAAAGGCAAGGTTCATTGTATCGACGATCATCAAATTTTCTGGGCGCTTGTTGTTGGCAAAATTAGCCATTGAATTGTTTCCCTTTCTATCCATTCGTCTGCAAGTAAAGTATAGCAATTCAACCAAGGAATGTCAATATACTTTTTAACATTAGTTGGTTTAACACTAGTTGTTACGAATAGCTTTGAACGATTATATCTAAAAAATAGTAGGGGTTTCATGCTACCAGATTGCATCTGAAGTTTAGTCCACCACTGTACGAAATCGTTCGTTTTGCTTGTTAAAATTTTGTCATTAAATGGACTTTCAGCATAGTTTTTTACTTCTATGCAGAATACATTACGATAACCTGGTATATGTAAATCGCCCTTGATTTTACCACTACCTGATCCCGGAGTACGCTCAAAAGTATAAGGAGTCCTAGAATCTAAGAACTCCTTAACTTTATTTTCTCCTATAGCACCTTTGGCTCTAGGATTAACCATGCTCAACCCAGCTTATCTCGTCCTTCTTCTTGATCTCTACCTTATCAACTAGCGGGTGTTGCCATCCATGACTAACAAGGAATGTATTGAGACCTTCTTCCTGAAGAAGAACTTCTACTAGCTTTTCTCTGCCAAGATCATCAAGAACACTAATAACTTCATCTAGAAAGAGAACATTTATTGTGTTTTTACTAATACTGGACATAAGCTTACGAATTGCGAGAAGGGTAGAGATATTGATTCTCGCCATTTCACCTGACGAGGGTGATGAGATACTGATTTCTCTTCCATTGTCTGTAACAATAACATTAAGCTTATCACTTGATATACTGAACTCGATTGTGAATCGTCCGTCTGACAGCTCTGATAGGTACTCATTAGTAAATACTTCCAAGTCTTTAACAAGGTTTTCTAGCTTATAAGCAATTAAGCCATTGGTACTAAATGCTTTTTTTAGTACTTCTAAGTTTTTATACTTATTAGTAAGAATGCTTAGTTGCTGCTTAGCTTCCTCAAGCTGTGTAGCAAAAGCCTCGTTCTGTTCTAGATAAATATCTACTTTGCTATTATGCTTAAGAGCGTCATTATTGGTTTTAGTAGCTGAGGCTATTTCTGCTTCCGCTCTTGCCAACGTTTCTTTAATTTCGGATAACTCTTTTTCAATGTCAGAAACGTTAAGCTGGTTATCGGAAAGAGAACTATCAATACGGGAATTAATATCTTCCCATTCACGAATCTGCTCCTGTGTCATATCGAATAAACGATTGTTCTTTTTAATTTGTTCTATTTCAGACTCTAGTAGTTGAATACGTCCAGAGTTATAAGAAGAAATAGTGGTATTGTCTAGTAAAAGATTTTCGTAGAAGTCACGATCAATATCCTGTAGACAAGTTGGGCACTTATCCTCTAACCCTTTTAGCTTTTTAAGTACAGCATCTGCCGCTGTCTTTGCGGACTTTAACTCTCCAACCTGTCCTTGAAATTCATCATAAGACTCTTTAACAAAGTCTGCTGATCTAAGTTCTTCAATGTCAATAGCATCCAATTGCTTTTTCAATAGATTATTCTTTTGAATAGCAGAATTGCTAGATTTTATATTTGAGAGTTTTGAGTTCAAATGCCCGACTTCTGTGCTGAAATCCGGTCGATCTGGTATTTCCGTCAAGGCCTTACGATCCAAATTTATCGAAGAGTTATTGGCCAGCCACTTATTGATTGTATCTATACGGCCTTCGAAAGTGCTCACTTCGTTTGATAAAGAACGCGAAGCATCCTTAAATAACTCAAACAAACGCGTATAGTCTGACAGATCAAATAGATCTATGAGAAATTTTTTCCTATTGGTGTCAGTAGCCGACAAAAATTGCAAACTACTATTCGTCGATTGATATACCAACTGCTGAAAAGTCTTAAAGTCAATACCCATAAGCTCTTCTATCTGCTTAAAAGTATTTGTTGCTGTATGACTACTAATATCTTCGTCATTCTTTAGCAGCCTTATTTTAATAGTACTTTTACGCTCAGTTATTACTGTAAACTTTTCATTATCTACAGTAAATACTAGCTCCATACTATAACTACCATCTAGTAGTCTATTAGGAATATCGGCTTTCTTAGCGCTTTTTGAGTTCTTATTATATAAAGCTTCTTCTATAATAAGTGGGATTGAAGACTTTCCATATCCATTAGGTGCGATAATCTGCGTTAAAGGCTCTGATGATAGATCAATGAAGTTCTTATCTCCAAAGCTAAAGCACTTATCCCATGCGATTGATTGAAGTACCACTGCACTCATTGAACACCTCCATTATATTATCAATCTCATTATCAGGAAGTTCCTGAATATACCGTAGGTACTCCATTAATTCCTCCGAGATAGTCATCTTCTTATCTAAGATTAGCGCAGTATCACTGTTGCGCTTTACTAGCTTTTTATCTAGAAGCTCGCTGTGCTCTACTTTACTAAGGTCTTTAATATTACCTTCTAGTTCATATATAGTATGATGAAAGTCTGTGGGTACCATTTCAGCAGGATCAGACACTGTCTTTCTAATTAACTGAGGAAGGTCAAATGGTTTCCATATCCATCCCCAATCAATATTTAGTAGTAAATAACCAGTTTTCACTTCATCACGATGGAATGAAGTAGTCATTGGACTACCTGGGTAGACAATGTTTCGTTGTGTGTTAGAATGTGAATGAAGGTCTCCAGCAAATACTACGGGAAACTTATCAAGCCACTCTAGCGGAATTTCTGGCTTAACGTGTGGTGGAATTTCTCCACGAACATGAGTAAATACTGGAAGAGGCTTTAGATTATCCCAAGTTTCTTTCTTCTTGATAAATTCATATGGAACAACGTAAAATCCATCCCCCTCATAAATATAATCAACCACAATTTCTACTAGTGGGTTCAGTCTTTCTGAAACTTCTTTAAGTTCCGTGAAGAAGCTTTTGCCTTTTTTAGTTGCCTCGTGATTACCCGTAGTTATAATAGTACGCTTTTTACGCTGCGTAATAAATTTAAAGTATAGAGCTAATTCATCAATAGTAGGAACGCGGTCAAAGATATCTCCCGGTATCACTACTGTATCGACTTGCTTTTCTATCTCTGCTACTTGCTCAAAGAACATTTCATAACGTTTAAGAGCCCATTCTCTGGGTACGTTTTTTTGCCCTAATTTAATATGTATATCTGCAATTACTAACATTGTTTCTCCGAATAAGAAGCCCAGCTAACTTGCGTTAGCTGGGCTTATTTTACTTACGTAACGTTAAGTTCTTCTTCTACTGATTCGTCGATAGTATCATCGTCGCCCTTCTGTAGTTTTTCTAGAAGTTCCTTTTGTGCAGCTGGAGTAGCACGTGGAAGTAGCTCTTCAATAGTTTTTGAAGTAGCAATTGCTTCACGCTCAGCTTCGCTTAGCGGACCCTTTGACTTAGAGCACTTCATAGTCTGAAGTGTGTACTCTACGTTGATTGGTAGAGGACCTGTCTTCTTTTTGCTGAACTTTAGAACCCAACCATCTTCTGGGTCAGTAGGATCACCAAGGTCTTCAATGTTAGCCATGATCTGGTCAAAGAGCTTCTTCTTGAAATTGAAGATCTTTGGAATGCCATTGTCTAGGCACATCATTGAGTAAGACCACCCGCACTTAAGGTCTGGGTAAAAGTCCTTAACGTAGTCTTTTTCTGCCCTGTCAAAGGTTTCAGTTTCCCGATTAAATTCAAGGCATTCAAAAGGTAGATTCTTGTTGTTAGTTCCCTTGATCCAGTATAGGTAACGTGGTAGAATATTACCAAATAGACGGACAGAGTTATCCCCATCAATCATTTTGTATGAGTCAGCCTTGCTTTTAGCTGCTGAACCCTTAACTGTACCAAAACTTAAACTTGCCATGTGTGTTCTCCTGTGTAATCTTCGTAAAGAAAATGGATTTCATTTTGTACGATACGAAGTAGTCTGTTGTTGTTTAAAGCGTCTTTTCCCATGGGACTATGAGATAAGTTTAGTGTTAATTTTCCAGTGACTTTATACTCTCCAGAATTTCTAAAACTAGCTAACCCTATATAGTCAGCCAGTTCTTTATCTTTCCACTTATATCGAAACATTAATAGATATTCTGGATTTACTAAGAAACTGTGCCCCGAAAAATCGGTATTATAGTATTTATACACTGGATCGTAAACATTGCGAGGGAGACTAGTTTGAGTCATTGCCTGTAGGATTGTAAGTATCCGTTTAGAGCTTCCGCCCGAATGTTTTAGTATCTTCTTCCAACTGTATAAAAGCATTATATCAAACCTTTAGGTAAATGTCAAGAACTATTTTATGAACTTGATTTGGTATCCTTCTTTCATGTAATGACCAAGACGATTATTGAACTGGTTATTAGTAGTGTAGCTATTTAATTTAATATCTACAACAACTGGTGAGTTTTTACCTTCATGTTCACGGATAACTCGTCCAATAAGCTGCTCTAATAAAGGCATATTATTTAAAGGAGTACCAAGTATTAAACAGCTAAGTGGATTAATAGATAACCCCTCTGATGCTAAACTCTGAGTTGCCCATAGCTGATTAGAGATACCTTCATAAATAGAAAGGATTGTATTTTCCCTATCTTGTTGGTCTTTTATCTCACCAATTAAAAGCTCTGAAGGATTTTTAGATTGTTCGTGACAGTACTTTAAGAAATCAACCCTTTCGGAGACTATCAGTACCCGATGGCCTTCATTAGAATATTTATCTGCTAGTGCAATAATAAGGTCTCTATATAAATAAGATTCCATTAAGCCAGATACTCTAGCTGCCCAACTTCCTTCACTAGAAAAATCTAAACCAGAATTGATAACATGTACTTCCGGTGTCATAGTATTTTCTTTTTCTGGCTTATATAATTTTGAGCCAAAATAGTCTTTAAATACTACATGTTTTTGATCTTTGCGTTCAATAGTACCAGATAAGCCTATCTTAAACCTACAAAACATGCCATCAACAACCTTAGAAAAAGTTGGAGCACTAATGTGGTGTAATTCATCTAGTATAAGTAACCCAAATTCCCTATTAATAACCGGCATATACTTAGATAAACTTTGTATATTAGCTACTACTACAGGACTATCTATATTAAATTTTCCACTACCAATAACACCGGGTTTAATGCCTAGAGTTTTTACAATTTCTTGTTCCCACTGGTTACGTAGTGCAACTGTATGCACAACTACTAAAGTTTTTTGTTTTAACTTAGCTGCAATGGCTAACCCCGTGAAAGTTTTACCGAAGCCTACTTTAGCATTTATAATACAATTATCATCAACATCGTCACAAATTTCTTGTTGACTTAACCGTAGTGGAAATTTGAACTGTGGAAAATCATTTATTGTATTGAATGATCGCTTATCTACTATTTCAAAGTTTTTTGGTATTAAGTCAGTTCTTCCAACAGGAAATGCGACTAACATTTTACCACCAGCTATATTAAAATTAATAACTTTTAAGTTCTTAATAAGAGCAGGTTTATCCGGTTCATTATATGATGGAATTGTATAAGTGAGCTCCTTTTCCAAAGTCTTATGCATGGAAGGCTCTACCGTCATATAAATTTTATTGCTAATAATAGCCTTCATTAAATTATTCTCTGAGACATAGTCTCCTTTAGTTAACGCTAGCAGCTAGCCAGCGTTAACCATTACATCTTGTTTAAAATTTGTTCCTTTTTAATAATATAGTTTTTAACCAATTGGCTTCGAACAATATCTTCTTTCTGGAACTCTAAGAAATCGAATTCATCCATAGCGCCCAATACTCTATAGAAATCTACTAATCCATTTTTTTGTAGATCAGCTTGTCTCATATCACCACAGAAATATATTCTACAGTTATCCTCTAATCTTGTAATAATAGAGTCTAACTCGTGATACGTCATATTCTGACATTCATCAACAATAATAACGGCATCATTTAAATTGATACCTCTTACAAAAGAAGTTGAAGTAAAGTGTACTATACCTTTTTTCTTAAGTATATCATAAGAGTCGCCCCTACCAAAGAGCTTAGTTGCAGTATCTACATAAGGTGCTTCATACACAGCCACTTTTTCAGCGTCTGTACCCGGTAAGAAACCTAAATTTCTAGTTGGAACAGCACTTCTCATATAAATAAGCTTATTAAATTCTTCTGTTTCAAAAATAGAATCATATGCTAATTTAGAGGCTAGAAAAGTTTTACCTGTTCCAGCATATCCACTTAGTACTTGGTTTTTATTACTACCAAGTACTTTTGCTTGATTCTCAGTCAAAGGACTAACGTGAGTTACTTGAAACTCTGACTGACGACCACCAGTATTTCTAGTGGTTCTCTTCTTGGTACGCATATTTTCTCACACTCGCCTAAGCGAGTCCTTACCTCTATTTGTAACGAAATCGTAAATCATCCATGGATAACCCTTATAATATAAGATCCTAGCATATCTAGCGTCACCATACGGTGGACGAGGTATAGTCATAGGGTACTCTATGTTTTAACCAAACTATAGAGTGATCATTTTTTGGTTCTATTCGTTTAATAGGATGGTGTATAAGAGGGCTATTTACAGTTCGTGAATAAATGAATGGAATACCGTTACTATCAATAAATATTTTTCGTTTACTTTGAAGCATAGAGTTAAAGTCAACATATACTCTACCGAGCTTATATAAGTCTTTTCTACCGCACTGTATCCGTCTTATACCAAGAGATTTACCGGGCATATTTTTATCGTCTAGTACTTTACCATCATCTATAAACAATACTCTATCTTGCATATACCATTCGCTAGAGCGCATGGTATGTACAGGAAATTTTATAGTCTTTATATCTTGGAATTGTTTGTACATTGCATAGCTAACGCCATTCTAGGAAATTGTGCTTCCCTAGATACTGGTCTTGCTCCATGTAAAATGTTTCCTCGAAATAGTATGAATTTACCGGGAGTTGGAGCAAATGCCTTGTATATCTCATTATCTTTTACTAGAGCAAAATCTCCGCCCCAGTTCAAGTCCCAGTATTCATTCATGAATAGGATAGTAGTCCAGCTACTGTCACTATCCAAGTCTGTATGTAACCAAGAGCTATCTCCATGGTTATACACATTAAATAAGAGTCTCTTAGGAGTCAGATTAAAACCATCTTCTTTAAAAGACTCATTTAAGCACTCAAAAATAGTTTTATACACACCTTCATATGTAGGCGCGTAACACCAATGTCGATATGGTTCCTTTGGCGCACCAGTCCATCCATTGTGTTCAAATTTTGCCGTAGAGAGAATTTCTTCTCTCCACGACTTAAGTGTACTCAATGGTAGCTCATTTCTATACTCAAAGAAATCAGACATGATTATACTGCTTTTCAAATTTGCCAAAAGAGTAATCATCACCTACTTCAAAATCACAACCAATTGAACAGCCTGGAATAGATACTCCACGGTCTCGTTTGATACAAGCTTCAATTTCTTCCATATAGTGTGTTACTTCATCCTCGGGAACTTCTGCCAGAATGGAGTCATGTACTAGAGCAAAAATTCTAGCTTTCATTCCTATTTTCTTGATGTAGTTTTGCATTTCAATACCTGCTAGCAAGTTCACATCGCTAGCAACTGACTGAATTAGGAAATTGATTCCAGATCGAATAGCGTGGCTTTTAATTCCACCATCTGTTGAGAGCACATTAGCTAAACGACGCTTACGACCGAAGAACGAATAAGTATATCCGTTCTTAGCAATAAACTCTTGGTTTTTATCTAGCCAAGCTTTTAGTCCTTTGAACTGCTTAAAGTAGGATTTAATAGCAGCCTGAGCATCTTCGACGCTAAAGTGATAATCCATATTATTTGCTTTAGCTTCTTTATTTACTGTCTCAGAAACTTTAGATGGCCCTGATCCATATAAAATTCCAAAAGTAATTGCCTTAGCAGCTTGACGTAGAAGAGGATGTAGTTTCTTTACTTCTTCTACTGCACAGTCTAGCCCAAAAACTTTCTTAGCCATTGTAGAGTGAAAGTCTCCTCCACTCTTGAATACACCCATTAGTTCCTTATCACCAGATAGAACTGCTACGATGTAAACTTCAGCCGTGGTTAAGTCGACTGCGACAATCTTATGGCCAGGAGCTGCTTTAATGGAACCTTTTACCGCCGGATTATCTCGGGGCAATTGCTGCATATTAAGTCGGCCACTAGAACTTAGTCGACCACTAGTAGTACCATGAATATTAAAGCCGGTACGTAGTCGACTATCACGATCAAGTTGTGGAATAATTTTATCTAGATAAGTATTCTTAATCTTACTTTTTTCTCTGATATTGAGAATTAGAGCAGGAATAGGATGCTGATCTGCTAGTTCGTTTAAAACTTCCTTATCGGTGGAGTCCTTGCCTGCGCCAGTCTTTTTACCAATTGGTTGTAAGCCTAGATAATCAAACAAGAAACTACGAAGCTGCATAACACTATTAGGATTAAAAGGCTTACCTTGAGCTTCTTCAAACTCACGGACCTTTGGCTCTCTATAGAGTTCCTCAATAGATTCATCAATACTCTTCTGCATTTCTTGCTGAGCAAACACTAGACGTCCCATATCAAATGGAACACCGTTATCTTGCACATCAATTAGGAATGTAGAAGCTGGGATTAGAATGTCATTATATACTTTATCGAGCTTTTTATTCTTTGTTATAGCTGGCTTAAGCTTAGCATAGATCAAGAACGTAACAATAGAGTCAATCGCTGCGTAAGGCTGAATTACTTCAAAAGGAATAAGATCGAAAGTGAAATTTTCCTTCAAACATCCAGTTCGCTTACGGTATTCCGCAATCCACTCATACATTGGCTGTTCATAATCGCCATAGTCTGTATACTGTAGTGCTAGTTGCTTAAGGCCATGAGTACCCGGGTTCTCGTCAATACAGTAGTGTAGAAGCATAGTATCTTCATAGACTGGGAAAGTCCAGCCAAAGTGATATGCTAAGAATGCTAAGTCGAATTTAGCATTATGAAAGACTACAGTTTTTTTGTTAAATAGCTCCTGGAATAACTCTGAGCATTCTTCATCAATACAATCAGAATCAATGTAAGCTCCGTGATCTCGCTCATAGGAAAGGCTGATACCAAGTACAGCACCATTACGCGGATACAAAGCACCCGTCTCAGAGTCAAGACCAATGAAAGGATTAGGGCTAGCAATAGCTGCTTTTAGAAAGATCTTTAGATGTTCAGAACTTCTGATACCATAAATCTTATCTGTAGAGTACCTAACAATTCGTTTAGTACCCGTAATGTATCCAATAATGCTATCTCGTGAATCGTCCCAAAGTTTCGCAGACTCGGGCTTAAAAGATACCATTGCTGGGTTAATAACTGGAAGAAACTTCTCATCTACAATTTTACCACTATGGTCAGTGACGGAAGCTGTTTTAGTGTAGTATTTACACGTATCTGCACCAACTAGAATAACCCATTCATAATTGTCTGGATCAAAGTCAATGTCTACGTTTTTCTTAAGAACCTTTTTAATAGTAGGGTCTGAACATAGGTAATACCTATCAAACTCAAACGCATCCTTGAAACTCTTAGAAAAGTCTGTACGACTTGGTTTAGTTTCAATAATAGCTACATTAGCCATATAATTCCTCCTTTATTTTGAGCACTTGTAAGGCTGTCAATTCACCTGGATCTTTTACATTACCAAAAGTAATAATACGCGAAGTTATATCTTTACTCTCTAAAAAGTCTTTCAACTTAGAGGCCCCTGCTTGACCGGCATCATCATTGTCATAGTATATATCTATACCATAAACTCCTTGGATTTTCAAGATATTTAATTTGTCTTCTGTTACCTTGTTAACTCCGAATGCACATACTGCATTAGTAAGTCCTTTATCGTGTAAGTTGAGCATATCCATGATACCCTCAACAACAATAACTCTACCTTGGATTGGTTTAACAATAGGAAACAATGGAAGTTTAGCACCGGACGGATGAAATAAGTACTTTGGGTCTACTTGGCCTTGGTGTCTGCCGCAGAACGCAACAATTTTATTAGTAATACTTGTAATTGGTATTACTACTCGTCCAATATATTCTGGATTATTATGTTGGAATGCACCAAACTTAGCAAAAGTCTCGGCAGATATGCCGCGCCAATCTCTATGGAATGGCACGGCATTTTCCGGAATACTATGTCCATTAGTTTCTAGCAGTTTACTAGATATTGAGTCTTTTAGTTTTTGCCTCTTAATTTGTAGCCAATTAGCTTTTTCCCCAAAATGATCAAATAAATTACCTTTGTACCCACAAGATAAGCAATTAAAAACGCCAGTAGTTTTATCAATTCTAAGACTAGGATTCCTATCTTCATGGTCTGGACTTAAACATCTAATAAGGTAATCTTTACCGCTAGGTTTAAACTCTATACCACGTGATACGAGAATTTCATCAACAATCATATCAACTCCTTAAAATGGTGGGTCATCATAAATATTATCCATGATAGGCTTAGTATCTTCTTCCTTCTTAAAACTAGACTTTCTTTTTGGAGAGTCACCTTCCACTACAATCTCAACACCATTTTCAGGTCCGATACGTAGTGTATCCCAATAAGCCTTAGAAGTAAAGTTAATCTTAGCATCACCACGAATTTTAGTACAAGTGAACTGAATAGAATCTGGTCCAGCCTCTAGAGTAAAAGCGGCATCAGCAGAGTCTAGAATACCCTTAGCGAAACGAGCCTCACCACTAGCATCAATTTGATAAGGCGAGAAGAATGGAACTTTTAACTCACCTGCCATAGTTTTTAGTGCAGTACTAACTACGATTTGATCTTTCCAGTCGAACTTGTCTTCTGAAGAGTTAGTACGCTTAATTTGGTTAACATAATCAACAATTACTAGCCCTACATTACCAAGTTTTCTTATCCGCTTGATAATCTCCGCTTTTAATTTAGGTAGAGTTAGTACTGGATCGTAGATAATATCAATCTGTACAGGATTTAGGGATTCTTTTTGGATAGCGGCATGAAACTTATCAAAGTCTCTATGCTTTTTATAAGTTTCTAGATGTATAGCACCATTTTCATACCTGTCAGCCCACCAAGCAGCTACTCTTAACCATTCTAAGTTATCTAGTGTTCTATACTTGATTTTAGAGTGAGGAACGCCAGAACCAATAGAACATTGACGCTGTAAAACCTCACGTGTGGGCATTTCAATGGTAAAAAATAGAACTGATTTACCTTGCTTATAAACAGTATCGGCTAAGTTAGAGCAAGTAATGGACTTACCAGAACCTCGCTTACCGCCCATAAGAATATAGTCAGTACTCTTAAATCTAACTCTTTGATCAAATTCGTCGTTTAAGCCAAGTGGTATATAGTCAGCAATTTCATCTTCAGACTCGAATAGATTAATTTTTTGCATATTATCTTCTGTGGTTCGAAGCTCTACTTTGTCTTCAATACTAGAAATAATATCGTATAATGAGTCAATGGTTTCTTCTGCCGTCTCAAAAGCAATTGAGTCTTCAACATACTTATGTAATTGAGATAGTGTTTCTTTTTGTGTAAATTCATTTTTTAAGTAATCTAGCAGAAGGAATGGTTCTGCAGTTACTTCAACTGCTTCAATAGCGTAAATTTTATCTAAAGTAGCTGAGTCTCTAATTGCCAGCTTAAGTTCTTCAATCGTTGGTAGCTTATGGTATGAGTCAATTTGCTTATCAACAATGTCATAGACTACGTGATACTCGCTAGGCAGATAGTGCCGTCTTAAGCTGGACCATGTATCAAAGTCCTCTTCTTCAAGAAGTCTTTTAAACAACGCACTAGCAAGATTCATGAAAGTAATCTCCTATAAACAAGTTTAGCCGGGGCAGTAATAAAACTGCCCCGGCTTTCACTTTGAAAGAGAAAACTTAAGCAGCCTTCTCAGCCTTTGCAGCCTTTGCTGCTCCGTCGTAGTCGGCAGCCTTAAGAACACGGCGAGTTAGCATGGTCTTGACACCGCGCTCAGTCTTGCCGATCTGCTCTGCAATCTGTGCTACGGTTAGCTCACTAACCTTAACGTTAGCTAGTGGATCAGCAGCTGGTCCCTTAACATCACGCTGCTTTGGCATGGCTTCAATCTCACCAGCGCGCTGCAGGCTTAGAGCCTTACCACGTACTGACTGGACTGACTTGCCAACGGCCTCAGCAATTTCCTCTACAAATTTACCCCCACGAATAAGAGTAAGAACTAGCTTCTCTTCGTCTGCGGTGTATGACTTTGCGTGCTCAACTTTTGGAGCTTCCTTAACATGGCTAGTAAGTTCCATTGAAAGGATCTTACCTTGAACTGCCTTTGCAGTATAGTCGCCTGGAAAGTTAGCTGCGATTTCAGCGTAAGTATAAACTCCGCTATTGTTGTTTACGAAGTTACGTAGTTCCGCAGTTACTTCATCAGAGAAGGCACGGGGAGCAGCTGAGGCTAGCTCTACCTCGTATCCTAGCTTACGTAGCTTTGATGAAATTGAACGAGTGCTTGTTTCTAGCTCCTCGGCAACATCTGCTACAGTAGCACGGCTAACTGGGGTTTCATCGCCAATTGCATCAACTAGCTTGGCGGTACGGTCTTCGGTCCACTTTGGTGTAGTAGTCATATTTTAATTATTCTCCATAATAAATTGGTTTAGATTTGTTATAACAATTACGCCAGAGTCTCTGGCTTTTTGAGTTTTGGCAGTTTCCTTGCCACTCTCATTTACTAGAATAGTTACGTCCTTGGTAATCGTAGACTTAACTATAAATCCTAGATTTTCTAGTTCAACTTGAGCTTCCGCTTTAGTCTTAAAGCTAACTAGCTTACCTGTAATACAGACTATGCCTTTATTTGCATGGCCGGTAGTTTTGGTACTTGCAAAGCTAAGATCGTGTGGTAAAGATAAATACCAATCGTGCTCTTCAAGCCAGTCAATAAGGTTCTCTGTAGCTTTAGGCCCTAGACCTGCTTCATTGCAGGTCTGGCTTGTAATAGATTCAATATCTGTACAAACCTTTGATAATTTCTCTGTGGCCGTTTTACCAATTAGCGGAATACCCAGAGCAGGTAGCAAATCATTAAGCTTTTTAGACTTAGATTGCTCAATCTCATCAAAAAGTTTTGATGCTAGCTTCTCTGAGTTTAGTCCCTCGGTAAGTTCTTCAAGACTAATGTTGTAGATATCTAAAACACTAGAAAGTTCTAGTTTTTCTACTGCCGCAGGGCCAAGACCTTTGATTTTTAGAGTTGTAGCAAAGTGCTCTACTCTCTTACGGCTTACAGAACCGCAGTCTGTATTGCGACAATACAGAATATCATTAACAAGAGCCAGAGAGCTATGGCATGACGGACAATGTGTTGGAAGTTCAATTTGCATATTATCTCTCTGCTCTTGTTAAAGCCATTATAACCACTTTGGGGTCCCAAGTCAAGAACTATTTTTTAGAGCTTGTCTGGGACACTAGCTAAGATTTCTGATAGTTTCTCAATACTGAATAATTCAGTGTGTCCGCCAAAGCGATGACTTCCATAATACCTATGCTCAGCCCATAATTCATGCAAGTAGTCTTCTAGGTAAAAAATTTCTTCCAATGTACCTGATACGATCTTCTGAATACGAATATCATACCCTTTAAACCCCCCAGAACGTTTAATAGCATCTTTCCAAGATCGACCTTTTGTAATACCTATTTTTACACATTCTCGTTGATTTGTTACTTTATTAACTAATACAACAATGTATAAGCACCCATCTGAAACAGCAATCTCTGGGTGGTTCTTAAAGAAGGTTGGATTGTATAATCCTTTAGACACAATCTAGTAATTCTTGCAACTTACTAAGTGGTTGACCGCCTACTAGTCGCTCTAGTTCGTCTCCGTCGTCATCGACTAAAATAATTGTTGGTACTGATTGCACTTCATAGTCGTCGCGAATTTCAGGAAGTTCGTCAATATCAATATATACTAGGCGATCCTGCTCTAGCTCTAAAAGTGTTGGCTTAAAAGCCTTGCAAGGCCCACACCAAGAGGCGCTAAATACTAGTAGTTTATTCATAAATTCTCCTTACAACTCGGGGGATAATCTCACCTGCTCGAATGACTTCTACAAGGCATCCAATAGTAAGATTTAATTCTGTAATATATTTGTAATTATGTAGGGTTGCTCGTGCCACCTTAGCTTCACCAATGATAACTGGTTCAAGAATAGCCACAGGACTTACTACACCGCTTCTACCAACTTGCCATTCTACATTAAGCAGTTTGGTAATAACCCCGCCTTTACGCTCCTTGAGAGCAAATGCACCGCGAGGATGCTTAGAAGTATAGCCTGCTTCATAGTAACGAAGATAATCATCAATACGAAATACCGTACCGTCTTGTGGAAACTCTGCCAAGTCATCTGGATGAGCTGTATATACT